GTTGTCATACTTGATAGTCATAACTATTTGAACAGGGTCTGTTGCTGAATAATCTTGCTCACTGTAGTCAACGTTAGTTAAGAAACAACCTTCTAGTACCCAGTACTCAGTTGCTTCAGTAGATGTTCCATCTAATACTTCAATTGCTGTTTGGAATTTATAATCTGATCCAGCACTTGGAGTTGTTTGTTGGAAGTGGTTAAACTGTCTTTGCAACTGTCTACCGATTGCTTTAGAAGTACCGTTAGTCATGTCGTCCCTTACTGTTACTGTAATAGCCTCCCAAGTATGTTTACCTTGGATATATACTCTTGAGTTGTAAGAATCAATTGTGACTTCTTCGTGAGTAATCTTTGGTCTAACTACTGATTGTACGTTTTGGGTAAGAACTAAGTTATCACCTGCAACTGCACCACCAAAGCCTTCAAAGAATGTTACTCTAAATCGATACTTTAGTTTTGGCATCAAAATGCCAGTTCCGGTAGTACTATCACCAGTCGGTACTCCGAATTTATTTAATGTTGGTATAGCCTCTAATGCCATTTTATTTCTCCTACGTTAATTCATTATAACGATAATCGTTTATATGCAAATATTTATCACTTTTGGCAGAAAATTATTAAAGTATGTTATTATAACCACAAAAAAAGGCGCCTTATGACGCCTTTTAGTGTTAAGTTTAACTTATGCAGTCGAACCAAGAGTGTTTTGTACTCTGATCGGAATGTAAATAAACTCGATTGCTTTGACTGGCTGTATAGCAATATCAATATGCAATTCGTTTCTGTCAATCCTTTCTGCGGTGTTATTTGAAGTGTCACAAACTGTAACGAAGTCAAATAAACCTCTTTGAGTAACAAGGTTTGCTAAGAATCTATCTACGATTGCTTTAGCATCTGCTCTTGTTGAAGCATCGTTTGGCTCAAATAAGAACGGCTTAACTAGATCGTCAAGTCTTTCTCTTATGTAAACAACTAAACGTGCAACGTTGATTCTATCTAATGCACTTGCTGTAGGACTCAAAGTCTTTTGTCCAAATACGTTAATTCCTCTACCTGGGAAATTAGCAATTGGGTTGACTTTGTTGCTATAAAGACTGTCTCTTTGACCTTCGTTCAATGAAACTGCTTTAAATGATCCTGTTGCTCTGTCTAAGTAACCTGTAGAAGTAGCATTACTAACTACACCTCTTTGGAAACCTGCTGGTGCAAACCACGGGAATGCCACTTGGTCATTGTATGCAATAGTTCTTAATGCAATACTACTTGAAGGAACAACAATGTTAGTTCCGTCTAAGTTAGTTGACATACCATGTGGGTAGTAAACAGCCGCGTATGCTGATCCACTTACTAATCCTTCCTCACCGTTTGCTGTAGCAACTGCTGAGTTATTAGCCCATGCTTGAGTTGATGTAGAATCACTTGATAGTCCTAATGGAGCATCGGAAACAACAAATGCTGTTTCTTTTCTATCAGTATTAAGAGAAATCATTTCATCTAAACACTCAATGTAACCAGGACATGCAATTAGATTGAATCTATTAGTTTCATTTCTAATGTCTTGGTTTGCTGTGATAGCCGCTTGTAATGCCGTAACAACTGCACCTCTTTGTGCTTTTCTAAGCATTCTAGGAGAACCATCAGCAAAGTTACCGCTGTTGTCTTCCCATCTACTATTTGCTGTTACATATTTCTTAACATTACCACCGGATAATCTTTTGTTCCAACCCAATAATCCTAAAGGATATACTGAAGGGTTTGGACAATCGTCGTCCATTGCAACGCCGCCACCTTGTGTAGTAGCACTTCTCATATCAGCAAATACGATTCCGTCTGCTGTTACTTTATCAGTGTTGTCAACGAGTACCCATCTTGAGCCTGCCGCTAATGCTGAATTGTATTTGTAAATCTTAGGATAGTTTTCTAAGTCTGCACTACCAATCCATAAGTCACCAGTTACAAGTGCGCCACCGTCGCTTTGTACAGTTGGCTCACTAGCCGCAATATTTACATCATATGGATATGTATTCCATTTGCTGTCAGATGCTTTGTAGACGATATCAATATTAGTGTTGTCAATTAAATTGTCAAACCATAATGTACCATCTGCTAATGTACCTGTTGGTGCTGTTACAGAAGAAGTGAAACTTAAATCTTCCCAGTTACTGTTTGCTTCTTGTAAGCCTAAGTCTGCCGCGTTAAATCCAGATACAGTTCCTGCAACAACATTAATGTCTGTACCAGCACTATTAACTAGTGTGATTTTACCAGAAACATTAGAAGCAACAACTTTATCAGAATGTGTGTTTGCCGCACTGGCTGAACTTAATGCTGAGTTGATTGCTTGTACCATGTCGTCGACACTTAGGTTACCATCTGAATCACTATCAAAGTTATGGAATGTTACATTAACATATCCACTTGCACCATTAACAGCAAATCTGTCGTTAATGTTAAGTTTGATTGCAGTAGTACCACTAGTGTGGCCTGTTGCTGTTGTGGCTGTATCGGCAATTGCCGCTGAACTTGAAATACTTAAAGTAGATGAACCGTTATGTCTTTTTAATTGAACCGTTGCATCTGCTGAAGAATATTTGTACCAAAGATCGCCTAAACTTGCTGTACCGAAATCTGCGTATGCTTCATAAGAGTTTTCTCTGTATGATGCAGTTTGGTTTGTCCATGCTTTAGTTGTTGAGTTATACAATTTTAAACCAAGTACTGAACCATTGTTCAATGTGTTAGTTTGTAAGTATAAATCACCAGCCGCTAATGTTCCACCACCGCTTTTGTTTGTAGGTACGTTAGTATGTCTAGCAATTTGGAAGTCACCGCTTGATGCTGTGTCCCAACCGTTAGTACCGATCTGATGCCAAGCACCTGAAATCTTTTCAAATAGTTTGATGCTGGACATTGTTGCACCTGTACTTTGTAAGTAAACTGCCGCAAAGTTACCGTCTACGCCTATAGAGGCTTTAGGTGCCGGTGAGGCTCCTACAGTAACTTGGTCCTTGTTTGGTGCCAATAATGATTTAATTTGCCAAGCACTACCGTCCCATTCTTTTAGTCCCCAAGTTGTAGCACTAATGTCTAACCAATAAGAACCGTTTGCCGGTGATGCTGTTGGAGCCGAGGATGATCCAGATAGTTCTGACAAGTCAACATCTGCTCTTAGGACGTATGCTCTGTTGGCAATTCCTAAGAAACTGTAAGCCGCTTGTAAACCATATTCATTTAACTCGTCGCCGTGTAAAGGTGTTCCCCCACTTTTTCTAAAGTTAGGATTTCCGTAAGTTGTAAGTAACTCTCTTTGACTATTGACTAAGTACACATTTCCAGCAGATGCTTTCGTTGTGTATGATGCTGTTGATGAACCGTCTGGAGCGGATTTATCTTGAGCTGTTGCAATAACAATAAGAGGTACTGTTCCAGTGCCAGCCGCCGCGTAAAAACTTTCGTCTGTTACGGTAATGCTAACTCCTGGTGAAGTTAATGTAGCCATATTGTTCTCCCATTATATATAATTTGTTATGGATATATGTATTTATCCAAAAGACGGTATTAACCGGTATTATAGAATATTGGGTAACAGGGTTTTAGGGGTATTTGATAAATAGCCTTCAGACACTATATAGTGCTGTAGGCGGGTTTTTGACGTCTATGTCTGCTCTAATGTCTGCAACTCGTTGAGTTAAGTCTTCTAAAGTGCCATCATTTTTAATAATATAGTCTACTGAATGTCCAACCCAGTTCCACTCGCTTTCATGTACACTATTATAACGTGTTTGCATTATCTTTCTATTGACTGCATTTGTTTGTGATGTTTTAGCAATGTCGTACCATTCTGGTAAATCACCACGTTGCACCCAAATAACAAAGCCGTTCATTTGCTTAATTAACTGCAATTCATTACTAAATCTAGCATCGCTTACAACAACACATGGATCAGTCTGATGTCTCATTCTCAATCTATATTCTAAACTGTTTAACCAAATGTCTTCATGAAAATGATTTCTAAGTACTTCTGTACCCATAAGTTGTAATGCTAAACGAGGAGTAAAATTATCAATATTAAGTTTTTTAGTCCAGTATAAGTCAGGAGTTTCTCTGAAGTCTCTGCTTTCTACTGTGTCACCTTCTAATAAATGACGTTCCCAACCAAATATAGTTGAGCATAAATCTTTTAATGGTGCGGCAAAACTGTCTTGAACACATCCGTGATTCTCAACAAACATATTTGCTACTGTGTCTTTGCCTGAACCTATAAATCCTACTAGTCCAATAATATTCATAAACTACCTGTTTGTGTTGTGAAAAATACTTATCATCGTTCGGTAACAAACAACAAGTAAAAAAGAATTAACCTATTACAAATCCTAATGGGCTATTACCTTCTTCCATATTGTGTACTGACTGTATAAGACTTTCTATATCTGCTTGGCCTTCTTGCTTCATTGCTTCACCGTTAAGAACAATGTTTCCACCTGCACCTGGGATACCGCCCATGTACTTGCTTCTTGCTTCGCCAAGTATTAGTTTAGATTGAGCTAGTGCATAGTCACTTAACCATTTGCCTGCATATATGTCGCCAAGCAAAATAGATTCTGGTATAAAATTATAAACACCAACTGCTACTTCTTCGTCTGTTGAAACGTTTCTTAGGATTTTTAAAACTTTGGTATTTCTATTCCAAAGGAAATTGTATTCACTACCAAATATTCTTCCTATTGTTTCTTTGTACTGTGAGAATGCATCAAATGTTGCCAAGCCGCCAATTTGGCCTGCATTTAATAGATACATGTTATTAAATGCTACATCAAAAGGATCAAAGTTTGAACCTGAACCTGAGCTACTACCAACTCCTCGTCTATACAAACGTCTTACTTCCATTACCTCATCCGGCAATGTATATTCAGTTGTACCTATTTGAGTTTGGATAAAGATTACACTTTCTTCTACCGCACCGGAACTGAGTTGTCTATACTTTTTCAAAGCAGAATCTATTGATACATCATAATGGTCTCTGTCGAGCTCTACATCAACGATGTCATCTGCTAACCTAAGTTGCAACTCTCTTACGAGGTCTTCTCTACTGCTATATCCTATTTGATTTTCTGGCATAACACTATTTATCAGAATTTTAGCGGTTTTTTGCTAAAGATGGTTAAAATGTCTTTAATATGATGATATGTTCGTTCAAACGACCATTCATTTTAGTATCTGTGGTCTTGATTGCTTCAAAGTTTTTATTACAAGCAGTCTTGGCACCTGCTACGAAAGGTTTTAGTTGCTCTTTAGGCTTTCTAAGTGTTTTCTGTATGCTAGACTCTTCACAAAATTCTTGTATTGTAGTACCTTTAACCATTAAACCTGCGCCGTCTCTTTTAAGAGCTCTAGGGTCTTTACTCCTAGCATGATATACTCCTAATTTTCTTGTCTTAGTATTATATACCCAGCACTCGTTTGCATAAACTACATCAGTAGGTGTAACACTTGCCAAGCCTAATTCAGGCTCATTTATCTTAAACTTTAACTTTTGTACTATCTTTTCCTTAGACCTAGCCTTAGGCTTACGAGCTTTGCGTTTAACGGCTTTTGTTTGTATCATGGTATCACAAGCAGTATTAATCTTTTCGTAGTACTCTAAGTACGCCTTACGTTCTTTTAAACTAAAGTTACTGTATGCTTCTTTAATCTGCTCATCTTTCCATTCAATGACTTCTAATGCTTCTTCATGTCCTCTAGCAAACTCTTCTTTAAGTAACTTAGCATGTGGTACTTTAATTTCTGGTTGATATGAGATCATCATTTTATAAGGATCAAATTCTTTTACAGTTTTAATACCGTCAATCATTTCATCTAAAAAGAATTCCATGTCGCCACATAGATCACTTATCTGTTCTTTCATCCTGTCTTGGATACTAATCTTTGGCTTTTCTTTTTTCTCTTCTGCTTTTGCTACTTTTTCAGCAAGTTCCTTTTTACCTCTTTTAATCCATTCTTCTTTTCTGCTGTTGATATGATTTAGAATTCTTTCTGGTATGTAGCCAATTTTACTTTCAACATAAAAAGTGCCGCCACTTGGTGTAAAGGCCCAATCAGGGTTTGCTAAGATAATTTTTATGTCTCTGCTTGACCAACCAGATTTTTCTTTAATCCAGGTCTTGGCATGCTCAACCTTTAACTTATCTTTGATTTCAGTACGAGCAAAGTAGTCGCACTCTCTGAATGCTTTTTGTCTGTCTTCTTCTGATTTAAACTCCGTGTATTTTTGCCAGTCTGGCTCTGGAGTAAAATATACGTTTTTAGTTTTTCTTTTTGCCATGTAAGTTGTTATCCTTGGTATAAGAAGATATGTCATATATTAACACATCTTTTAACCTTGTCAACAACTATATATAAAATTGATGCAAAAATTATGCAATTATATTGGTAATATTCTTAAATTTGGCGTTTTTGCTATGAATGTCCTTCCAAACTGCTATAGTTTGATCAAGTCCTTCGCTAAGTGTAGTTTTTGGTTTCCAACCTAATTTTTCTGTAATTTTAGCATTAGAACTGTTTAGCAAAAATATCTCTCCTGGACGCTCTGGTTTCTTGTCCCAATGTACCGTTCCTTCCCAACCCATCTTAGATGCTATTAGATTAACATAGTCTGAAATCCTAATTGCATTATCTGGTCCTAGGCAAAAAATCTCACCTGCACATTTTTCTGGATTACGAATTACAGCCTCCCAGGCATCAAGTAAGTCTTCAATGTAAATGAAGTTACGATATGGTTTGCCGTAACCTAAAAATATTTCTTCTGGATTGTCTAGCATTTGCCATATGATCTGTTCTGTTACAAAAAAGTTATTGTCTTTTCTACCGTATGCATTAGTTTGCCTAATAGCAGTAAATGGTAGTCCCAAACTTCTGTTTGCATACTCTAAGTATTTTTCACAGCCATACTTTGCAACGGCGTAAGGGGCATTTGGATTTGGTTGTGTATCTTCTGTGAATGCAAAAATGTCTTCAGGTACATCAGTGCCATCTCTAATGACGTCACTAACAGGTTGCCATCCATATACTTCCATTGTACTTGCAAACACAAAGTTTTTTAAGTTTGGTAACGTTGAAGCCGCTTCTATTAGGTTAACTGTACCTACATAGTTCACTTCTGAGAATACTATTTGCTCATAAAAACTATCTTCTACTTCTGTCCTTGCCGCCAAGTGTACAATAATATCTGGGTTAAATTCTTGTAATTGAAGTTTTACTTGTTGATGATCTCTTAAATCATATTCGAGAAATCCTAGTTCGTGGTCGTCTTTAAGTCTTTGTACCATGTGTGAGCCGATGAAGCCATCATGCCCAGTAATGAATATTTTCATGTGTGTCCTATGTTTTTGTTACCCACCAAGAAGCAAAAGGCTCTGGTAGTGTTGTACTTAGTTTTAATCCTGTTCTTTGTATAAATTCGTCTACTGCTGGAATAACACCAAATTCTTCTATGTGGCTTCTTTCTGTGTAGTCGTGTCCTGCTAATATACCGCCTATTCTAACTTTAGGATACCATGCTTCTATCTCTTCTTTAACAGGTTCATACTTGTGATCGCCGTCTAAATAGACGAAATCAATTGAGTTATCTGCAAATTGAGATGCATACTTGGCTCCTAAATCTCTTACTAAAATGCTTTTAGTTGGGCCGTAATCGTTATTAAATCCTTCAAATGTCTTCACAACATTGCTATATAACATGTCTAAGTTAGTTTGATCTGCAAACTCAGTAACTGATGGTTTATCAGTATATCCTTCATATAATTCGTAAGGATCTATGCCATAAAATGTCTTAGGAAGTAACTTTGTAATCATAGATCTACTATAGTCTCCCCTCCATACACCTACTTCAATTGCGATATCTATATCGCCTAACTGCGCCTTGATGTCATGTAACATAGTATCTCTATTCATATTAATATTTATCGATACTAAAATTGCTGGATCAAAGTTCTGATAAATAGTGTTATGGGAAAGTTAAAACTATGGAATCCAACAAAAACTAACGACTACAAGTTTTTTGATAGAGTCGTTGGTGAGCATCTACACGCCGGTGGTACTGGTGTTCATGTACACAAATATTTAGGTGTACAAGACATTGCAGAGTCTAAAGACCCTACAAGACCAAGTACAATGGGCGAGACTTCTGAAGTATTCATTCAGGATTTATTA